CAAAGTCTTCTTCTTCAAAGCCATAATTTTTAATATAATACTGTTTGCTAAATTTAACGCCCGTTTCGCTTAATATTTTATCGCGTTCCGCGAGCGCTTTATCGACATCTTCCTCTGTCCACAATGAGAAAACCGGCTCGATTCCGTCGTTAAAATTAAGCTCGCAAATCCAGCTTATTAACTGTTTAAAAGTGTTTTCAACGAGTCTTTTGTCGGTGTTTAAAAAGTCGCCGCGCACGTCGGCGTGTACTTTGCCGAGCGCCTGTGAGCCTACCTTTCCCTGTTCGGTAGTTAAAGTCTGGCCGAGAATAGCTTTCGATATTTCAGTGTTGCAGGCCTGAATAAGCTCGTGGTATATTTGCGAATTGGCGCTTTTGCTATCCGCGTTTAAAAATTCAACGCTCGTGTCGTCGGGCGTTACTAATATAGCGTCCTGCACGGCATTTTCAAGACTGACTTCTAATTTGTTAATGTCGGTAGTATCGGTTCCACGCGGTACTTTTGCCCAGATGGTAGGCATACCGTATTTTTCAGCAAAAACTACCCAGAATTTCAAGCCGCCTTTTTTGAAGGATGCCGGCCATAAAACAGACGACATAATACGGCGGCCATAAGGGTTATTGTATGTCGCGTCGTGTTTTGGAACGAGGAATTTTTTATCAGGCACGGTTTCACCGTCATATTTTTGCCTGGACTTAAAAAGAAGCGAATTATCCTCTTCTTTAAAAGTAAACCATTCCGGCGGTTTCGCTATAATGTTGTATGGAATAATGTATTTGCCTTGTTTTTTCCATATAATTTCAAGCGGCTGAAAGCCGTAGTAAGGCGTATTAAGTATTTCGGATATAACCGTGTATATGTCAGTATCGTTGAATATTTCTTCGATTAATCCAGCCTGTTTCGATTTTTTCTTTTCTTTGCGGTCGATTGACCATTCCATTGATAAAACGCCATTTTTGCGCGACTGCACGCAGGCGGATACATGCGGATCGTATATAAGCTCGCGATAAACCTCTATGTCATTGCCCTGTTTTCTGAGTATCGGGTCAGGATCGGGCAGGTAATGCAAAAAGGCAGTGAAATTATAGGAAGTTTGCCGGGTAGCTATTTCATTTGAAAGTTTTCGATTGTTCAAATTGCCGTCCAGTTCAATGAAATTGTATTGATTTAGCCATAATCTGCTCATAATTGTCTCCCGTTAGTATTTTTCTATGTCCTGGCGTATTTTGCGGCGCTTGCGCGAATGAATAAACGTCATTTCGCTTGCGGTGGCGGCCGCGCGCACCGCGAGCGCGCCAGCCCAGAAACGGTCTGCGTGCCCTAATTTATCGGATGCGTCGGCGTCGAAGCGCACGTTATTGCCAGCCAGATTAATTTTTCTGATAGAGTGAAAATCATCGCGCACTTTATCATCGCGCGGTAAAAATAATGCGCGGTCTTCCATTTTAATTTTGAGGTTAGTAGCCATTTCTTCTTTGCATCTGTTAGTGAACGTTACCGGTTCTACCCGCGATTTTCCAAAGTCGAATTCGGCGTCTTCGGCTAAATTCATACCTATTCCCGTCGCATCGATGCAAGCCCTTCTAAAATTTGGATGCCTTAAATAACCGTATAAGATTTCTCTTTGAGTCTGGAATCGCGCCTTTTCAATCACATGATAAATTCTCGTATAAAGTCCGAGGCCGAGCCGTTCGACGCCCCAGATTACGCTAAGGTGCCTTTTGCGGGCGATATCCATTCCGATATATAAATCGCCCTTAATATCGTTTAAATCGTCGAGCAGGACGTTATCAATCGAGCAGTTTTCAATCATTTCATAGCTTAAAAACGCCGTGGCTTCGTCTATGGCGAAGCATTCGTATTCTTGCAGCCAGGTCATTTCATCGCCGCAGTCTTCGCGTTCGCGCGCGAGCCACTCATCGCGTTCGGCTTTCGTCGTTTTGCGGCCGTATATTTTATCGACAAGCCCCTCTTCGACGGCGGTTTGAATGGGCGTGGCATGGAGATTCCAGCTCAGGCTTTCTTTTTTTATGCGCTCGATAAATTTATAAAAAAGCGTCGATTGGCCGTTATGAGTCGATAGTATTCTGAGCGGATAACCCCATGTAATACATGGTTTCGCGGCTTTCCACAGCAGGTCTTGATTGTCGTGATGGGCGAATTCGTCTAAGACGACCTTTCCGCCCTTCGATCTGAAACGCTTCGGATTCGACGACATGGCGGTAATTTTAGCGCCGTTGGCGAATTCAATAACGTAGGTTTTAATGTCTTTTTCGGGGTCTTTTAAAACGACTTCCTCGATGTCGCGGGCTGCCACGTCAAAAAGTTTCGTCCATTTGCGGCAGTATTCGATGTATTCGCGTGCGGCTGAATCGTCGGCCGAAGAGAACCAGACAGCCGGAACTGTGCGCTTTACGCAGTCGCGCACGTCCTCGTAGCTTTGAACATAAGTTGCGCCTATTCGCCGCGACTTCTCCCAGATTTTTATCTTGCCGTCATCGGCAAGCCATCTTGTCTGATATGGCAGGAAGTATTTTTTATCGTTAATCAAGGCCTAAAAATTCCTTTTCGATATATTTTATTGTTTCCGGATTTATTACTTTCGGTTTGTTTTCATTGGCATTAGCTGTATCAGCGGCATTTTTAGTGTCTTCATAATCTTTAGCTTTTTTTGATTTATCGACGAGTTTAATTATTCGGTCGAGCAGGTCGAGATTTGTAGGCCCGCCCGCTTCCCTCTGGTCTTTGAGGTCTTTTATGAGCAGCCTTGTGAGGACATAAATGTCTTCGTCTAACTTGGTTTCCTGCTGTAATCTTTGCATTCTTTTTCGTTCCCAGTTGCCCTCTTTTTTCCAGTTGAAAAGAGTTTTTTCAGACAGGTTAAGCTGCACGGCTATATCGGCCACGCTTTTAAAGCCGCTGACATACATTTTTTCGGCGGTTTCTAAATACGCTTCTTTTTTAGCCATTTATATCTCGCTCCAATTGTTTTTTCTTATTGATCAGCCTTCTTATTTCGTTTTGAGTTTGTTGGATTTTATTGGCTTTAATGGCCGCCGTTTCAGCGTCGATAATCTGCATGTCGTCTTCATACGGATTGTATAAGTTTCTCACTTCACGCATGTCGGCCACCATGTCTAAACTTAATTCGTTTATTTGCTTTTTGGTTTCAGCCAGAAGCCCTTTCAGGGCAAGAACTTCACTCATTATTATCGCCGCCTTTCTGATTCTGATTCTGATTCTTTTTCTGATTCTTGATATTCATCAGCGGGCAAAACTGGTTAGTTTCAATTTTTTCAACCAGTTGTGTAAGCCGATAACTATATAAATCCATTTTTTCAAGCAAATTTTTTATAAAATTTTGATTTTGAAGGTCTCTTGCTTTTAATTCGTCGAAATGCAATTTGTTGCTTTCATAGTACCTTTCAAATAACTTGTTTTCTCTTTCCATTATAGCCGTGTCGTTTTTTTCATCCTTTTTAATATAGAAATTAAAGAAGACGTATAAAACAATGGCGAGTACCACTACCGCGCTTCCTGTTTGTATTATCGATAAATAAAATTTTACTTCTTCCATGGCTCTTTCCTTTCGTTTCATAAAAATCTAATATTTAAATCCATTATATTTCAAGCGCGCGAAAAAAGTTAGTGAACGGGTTCGCTAATTTTTATAAGCATTTTAGCGAACGGGTTCCAAAAAACTGATTTTAAAAGTAGTGAACGGGTTCAGTAATAACAACGGTTTTCTTTTGTTATCATGGGTTTATAAAAACATGAAAACGGGGTGTTTGATGAAACGGTTCAATAAAGTTGAAGTATTCAAAGCCGGAACTCATACCGACAGAAACGGTTTTAAAAAAAGCTGGACGCCGGCGGAATTAAGCGAAGCCGCGCAAAAATACAATCCGGAAACTGACGAAGTGCCGGTCGTAATAGGCCATCCTTCTATCGACGCTCCGGCTTATGGCTGGGTTAAAAAATTAGAAAGCGAAGGTGAATACCTTTTCGCCGACCTGGACTTAACGGATGAATTCGCTGAACTCGTAGAGCGTGGATTTTTCAAAAAGCGCTCAATTTCAATCAATGACGATTTAACGGTAAATCATATAGGGTTTCTTGGCGCGAACAAACCCTCCGTGAAAGGATTAAAAGATATCCAGTTCGGCGAAAAAGTAAAAACGTCAAGGGTAATAGAATTTATGCAAAATTTATCAGGAGGTAATGAAATGGATCCTAAAGAAATGGAAAGGAAACTTCAAGAACAGGAACGCGAAAATTTAGCGAAGGATAAAACGCTGGTTGAAAAAGACAGAGCGATCAGCGAATTTTCCGAGAAAAACAAAACAGTCGAAGCCGAGAACAAAGCGCTGAAAGAAAAACTGCATAAGATCGAGCGCGAAAAACGCAGGGGCGAATTCAGCGCATTTTGTAAAGATATCGAATGCCTGACCGCCGACCAGCACGAAACGGCCGTCGATTTCATGCAAATACTCGACGAGCGCGGCACATATAAATTTGCCGAAGGCGGAGAAAAGCCGGCCGTTGAAAGATTTCAAGAATTTTTAAAACGGCTGCCGAAAGTGGCCGAGTTCAGCGAAGTAGCTACCAGAGAGGCTGCTCATTCCGCCGCCGGTAATACTTCGGGCGCAAAAAATAAACAGGAATTTTCAGCGCCGGCCGGAACGAATGTTGATGCGGCTGCACTGGCTCACTTTAAAAGAGCTAAAGAATACGCGGCCAAAAATAACGTGAGTTTCGAAATCGCCGTAATGGAAACGATTTAATTTAAACGGTTTTTAAACGGGTAATTATATAAGCAAAAAGATATTTTAAAATAACCAGGAGGTAATTATGGACAGGTTAAAAAATCTAAGAATGGTAGATCCGATTTTGACGGATATAGCGATAGGGTTTTCGAATTCGGAATTCATAGCCGAAAGATTTTGCCCGATCGTACCGGTCGATAAAGAAGAATCGGAAATACCGGTATTCGATAAAACCGCTTTTCTGATATACAAAACCGAAAGAGCTCTGCGCGGCGCCACCAATTTTATGAAGCCCAGCGAATTGAGTAAAATACCGCTGATAACCGGCGAACACGATCTCGCTTATCCTATCGATTATCGCGAAGGCAAAGAATCGATGTATCCGCTTAAAATGCTCGGAACCAAAACGGTGGTAAACGGTATTCAGTTAAGACGCGAAAAAATGGCGGCCGATCTTCTGCAGGACCTCGCGACATATCCTGCGGGCCATAAGGTAACATTATCGGCCGACAATAAATGGACCAATAAAACGAAATCAGACCCGATCGAGCAGATAAAAGCGGCTAAAAGCCAGATAAGAAAAGCTATAGGCAAATATCCTAACCGCCTCGGACTCGGAGTTACCGCCTTTGAAGCGTTGCAGGACCACCCGGCTATCATCGAAAGGATAAAATATTCCAAAGAAGCTATAGTAACGGTCGAAGACCTGAAAAGAATTCTCGGCTTCGACGAAATTGTAATCGGTCTCGGTATATACGCGGACAAGCCTAACGGCCAATTCTTCGACCTGTGGGAAGATAACGCTATAATGGCATACGTTCCGACGAAATCCGCCGGCGAATTAAGAATACCCGAAGAGCCGTCTTTCGGCTATACGCCGCGCAGAAAAGGAAATCCGTATGTAGATTCATTCTTTACCGAAGGCGGAAAAGTCGAAAATATAAGAAATACGGATAACTTCGGCGTGGCCGTCGTATGGCCCAGCGCGGGATATATAATCAAAGATACCTGCGCATAAGAGAAAGAAAGACCTAAAAAAGCGCGCCAAAAATAGTAAATTAGTGAAATGACGGGAGGAATGACTACATGGAATTAACTCAAAATAGCCTACAGCAAATAACGATTAAAGCCGCCGCCGAAACGGTAAGAAGCCGTTTTATAGGCTTTGACGGCAATCATTGCGCGGCCGGCAAAAAGGCCGCCGGCGTCTCAGAATTCGACGGATATACCGGCAAATATATGCCCGTGCATACTTACGGCGTTGTAATAGTGGAAGTTGGCGCCGCCATTTTAGAAGCCGGTACGCCGGTAACAAGCGATGCAAACGGAAAGGCCGTGGCCGCTTCCGAACTCGCGCTTGCCAACGGCGCCGTTGGAGTAACTGCCGATGCGGCAGCTCCTACATTAACCGGGTCTGTAACGCCGGAAGCCATTAACGGATATGCCGTAACGGCGGCAGCGGCAGACGGTGAATTTATCCTGGTAAAATTAGTTTAAAGCAGAAAAGGCGGAATAACATTATGTATTGCACCATTGACGACATTTTAAAATATCATTCCGAGGCGTCGCTAATACAATTAAGCGACGACACCGACGCTCAGGCTGAGATAAACAAAACTGTCGTTAATGGCGCGATATCTGATGCCGCAGAGTTTATCGACGGCTTTTTACGAAGCCGGTATGCGTTACCATTTGTTACCGCGCCAAAACTACTCGTTAAATTAGCCGTCGATGTGAGCATTTATTATCTGCACCAGCGCCGGGTAGTTGAAATGCCTAAAACTATCGATGACGCTTACAAAAATGCGGTTAAAACTCTCGAACAAATACAGAAGGGTTTGCTCAACATAGGCGCCGAGGCTTCGGCCGGCCGTGCCCCCGGAGATTTTCGGTGCAATAAAACATCAGATGACAGGGTTTTCGGAAAAGACCTCTTAAAACTTTATTAGAGCGTTTTTAACGAGTTCGGGGTGTTAAGATACGTAAAAAGAAACTTCCCCCCTTTTTGAACGGATTTAAACGGCAAATCTTTCGTTTTAAAATTCGAAATTGATACTGAAAATTTATAAACGAAAATCGAGGTTAAAATATTATGCCTAAATTCCACGAGATTTTAATTAAGGAACATATGGTTAATAACTATGGTTTTTTGAACGCCGACAGCATTCAAAAATATCTTGTTGCGATTGACTCATGGCTGAAAGACAGAACGTGCATTACCGCGACTATACCCGAATGGCTGCTCAAAAAATCCAAAGAATTTAAAGATGAAGCGGCGAAGGCAATCTTCACCGTAAAAAGAAATGTGCCTTTTAGCATATTCATCGATGCGCTTTGCCGCGAATACGACATCGAACCGGTCTGGATTTTGTCGCTGATTCAGAAAGAGCAGTCAGCGTTATTCAGAAGCGTGGAGCCTTCCAAATTTATCCAGGACAAGATCGTCGGCTACGGCAATACCGAAAATAAAAGCGTTCCCGACAAATACGTCGGATTCGAAACCGAACTTTTCGCGGCGATTCGCCAGTGGCGCAAATACGACGGTTTTCTGGAAGTAAAACAATGGGCAAAGACCAACATCAGGCTGTACGATTCGAATGACATGCTGGCCCGTTACGGCTATGAAAGGTATATCGTAGCATCCAACGAGTCCGAAGCTAAAGCGTTTCTTTACAATCCGCGCATCGAGGGCATCGCTAACCACGCGGCGATCTGGAAGCGCGTTTACGATAAATGCTTAGAACTTGGGCTGATAAAAGCTAAATATTAATCATAAAAATAGTGCCGGGGGCTTAAATTGAAAAAATAAAGGGCCGGCAAAAGCCCTGAAGGCACTTTAAATTAATAAATCTGGCCCTTCTATGGGTGTGTCGTCTAACCAGAAGGACGCCGGGTCCGCCTAAACACCTGGAAATGGAGGTGCAATTCCTCCCGCATCCGATAACCTCAAAATCTAAGAATAACAAGGAGTGTTTTATGACTAACTTCAAAAAGGGCTTTATCAAATGTTTTATTCCGGCAATTTTCGTTCTCGCGGTATTTACGGTTTTTTCGGCTGTCACGGTTTATGCTGGCGGGCCTGGTCTGGAAATTTCAAAAGGAAGGACGGTAAGCGAGATGCTCCAGATAACCTTTACGGCGCTTTTTATGGCGTTAATGGGATGGCTTGAACCGAAGGTCAGAAATTTTTTTAGCCGCGCTGACGAAGAGGCGGAAAAACGAATAAAATTTATTGAAAATGAGCGTATATCGATGAGATTGCAGGACGCGCGCGCCGGTCTGCGAAAGTCGGCCGAGGCTGCTTTTTCTGAATTTATGGCCGGCCTCGACGCCGAACGCAAAAAAGACGGAAAGCTATCACAGAGCGATATTATGCAGGTTGGAAAAAACGCCGTGGAAAGTTTTATAAAAGCGGAATCGAACAGTACGAGCGATCTAATGAAAGGCCTCGGCATGGACTTATACGAATGCGCCGAGCAGGAGGTAAAAGAAATAGCGTCCCGCATATGGGACAGGTTTCGTCCGGCGTATCCGGGAGAAATACGTCCTGCCGCTAATTGAGCAGCAGGCCGTTTTGACCGGCCGGGGCGACATTACAAAAACGCCGAATATCGTTTTGAGACGCACGGAGAACGCGACGCTCAGAGCCGGCCGCTTTTACAGGCCGAATAACGCCGATGTTTATCTTGGAGCGAAATTAACGATAGGCGCAACCGGCCGGCCAACAATCCTGCGCCCGGTGGATACGTCGAGAATCGCCCGAGCAACGACATTCAATTTTAACTATTGACGGAGGCCTGAAAAAATGACAACTCTCGACATTGAAAACGCGATAATTGACCGCCTGAAAAGCCAGATAACCGGATTGCATATTCAGGGCTTCGCGCAAAACGCCGGCGAATTCGCGGTAAGGCATCCGGCCGGCGCGGCGCTGGTGATATATGGCGGCTCGACTTATACGGCGCCGTCGTCGCTGGCGACGATCAACCAGAATCGGAAGATGGCTTTCGATATTATTTTGCTTTTTAAAAACTTGCGTATCCACAACGGCGGCCACGCCGGTGCGTATGAATATCTGGACGATATCAGAGCGGCGCTTACAGGTTATAAAATAACCGACTGTTCGAAAATGTACCCGACGCGCGAAGAATATATCGATGAGGAAGGCGGCATCTGGCGTTATGGAATGACGTTCGAGCTGCTGACGGATAACGTAGAAACAGCGTAAACATAAAATTTAAGGAGGAAAAACGATGTCACAGGCTAAAGGATACATGGGGCGGACTACGATCTTTTTCGAACCGACCTATAAAGGAACGCCGAGTCCGAAAAACGGTATCATCATCCCTTTCAACAAGAACACGATCCAGCTCAAACAGGGCATCATTAAAACTAATACTATTCTCAACAGGCGCGATCAGGCGAGGCCGGGCCTCGGCCGCAAGACGGTTGATGGCATGCTCGAAATACCTTCGTGTTACCGTACTATAGGTTATTTTTTGAAAGCAATGTTCGGCGCTCCGACCACGACGGGTGGAACAGAAAAATATACACACGTTTTCAAAATTACAAACACTGAGCAGCCTTCTTTGAAAATAGAAAAAGGCTTCACCGACATCGGTAAATATTATCTCGCCGACGGCATTAAAATTGCGAAATTCAATACCGCCTATGGTATCGGCGATAACGAGCATGTACATACCTTTGACATCATAGGATCGACGGAAGTTGAAAGCGACAGCACTTATGACGCATCGGCAACAGCGCTTGTTCTTTCGCGAATGAACGATTACGAATCGTCAATAAAGGAAGGCGGCGTTACCGTCGCGAATATATCGAATATCGAATTTGCGGTAGAACTCGGCCTCGATGCTGAGCAGTTCGGCATAGGCGGCGGCAACGCGCGCACTTCTTTGCCCGAAAGCCTTATCGGACTTACCGGAAAAATCGAAGCTTTCTTCACCGATACGACGATTCTTGCTAAAGCGATGGCCGGAACGAAAAGCTCGATCGAGGTCAAATCGGAAAATACCGCCGGCCACTCGCTGACCTATAAATTTCCTGAAATTATGTATTCGGTTACTACGCCGCCGATAGAAGGGCCGACCGGCGTAAAGCTCACGGCCGATATCAGCGCCTTCTACGAAAACGACGCAGGCAATTCCTCGTTGATCGCCACGCTCGTTAACGATATATCCAGCTACGCATAAACATGGTTTAAAGCATAATTAAATTCAATTCAGGAGATGATTATAAATGGAAAATGTTACGGAAACTATGGAACTTTTAGAAACCGGCAAAATATTTAAACCCGAAATAACCGAATCGGGAACCAACGCGCCGGAAAAACCGAAAGAGAAATCATATTATCCAATCGAGGTCAGACCGATGACGCGCAAGCAGGTAAAGGCGTTTCGCGCAACCGGGCTTGACCATGCCGTCAACCCTGAAAATGCCGATAATCCGGCTAAATTTGTCGATATGGTTGACTGGATAATAGACAATATATATGGTGATCTGGCGGAACAGACCGATAAACTCGAATATTATCAGTTAAGCGAGCTGGCGGCGGATACGTATAAACGGGCTTATCGCGGCCCTGAATCCATAAAAAACTAATCGAGGTCTGGGAGAAGCTAAACGATAAAGATATCATCGGTTTTTGCGAGGCCTGTCGAAAAACTTACTCCCGGACGCCCGAAAAACTTCTTTGCAATACTAAAAAAGGCTGCGCCAATCAACCGCCGCCGCTCCTGCCCGAAAATATCGAAGCCTGGGAACTCTGGAATGCCTGTGTTACTCAGTGGCGTGTCAGCGCATTCGCCCCCGTCGGCCTGGATTACAATGTGATTTTTAAAATGGCCGATTTCCTTGAAATTACTCTCGATAACGACATGATGCAAAAAATAAAAGCGCTTGAATACGCCTATCTGAAAAATTCTATGCCGAAAGAAGGTGCGAATAATGCCGGATAATAAAGTTGAAATAATAATTAAAGCCGTTGATAAAGCTTCAGCGGATTTAAAACAGGTTGCATCTTCTTTAAAAGAGGTAGGCGCTTCATCAATAAAAGGAATGGCCGACTCAACAACGGCTGTTAAAAATTTCAAGGCAGCTTTCGAAAACTTAAATCAATCAATAGGGAGAATGTCTTCTGGAAGCTTTGAAAATAAGTTTAAAGACTTAAATTCAGAAATTTCAAAAACTAAAAATTTGCTTATTTCTTTAGCTAAAGACGCAAATATCGATGTTTCAAAAGTAATGCCTTCGTTCAATGAATATTCGCGTCTTATGCTTGAACCGGCGCGGCAAGCCATGAAAGAAGCGAATGAAGACTTAATTAACCAAACAGCAGTTACAAACGCTAAAATTTTGGGAGATAAAAAAGCTCTGGCCGAAGCTGAATATAAAATTGTAGTTACCGCGCTTGCAAGAGAAAGAGACGCCAAAATAAAAGCCCTTACATTTGACGGCAATGACCCGCGTACAACGATTAAAGTTAACGACTGGTATAAATCCCAAATGGCGTTGGCTGAAAAAAATAAACAGGATGCAATAATTTCTTCTGCTTCTATAAACAATATAAAAAAAGCTGAAGGAGCTTTCACAAGTTTAAAAAATAGTGTTAAAAGCGCCGGTTCGACATTAAAAAGTTTCGCAATAACATTTGCCTCGCAAATGTCGGCGATGGTAACGACTCAATTAATATTAAGCGCTTTTCGCTACACTATTGACCAAATTAAAGACACATTTATAAATTTTAACGATGAAATGGCCCGTAATAAAATTTCTCTTGAAACAATTTTTGAGGGGTCATCGGAAGCCGCTACAGCTTTTTTGAATGACCTTGACAGGTTTAATGAACAAACGCCATTTGAATTTCCAGAAATCGCAAATCTATCAAAACAGTTATTAAACGCCGGTTGGGCCGCTAAGGAAGTAATCCCGTCGATGCGCGCAATCGGCGATGCCGTAGCTGCCAGCGGCCGGGGGGCATACGCTCTTGACCATATTGTGTTAGCTTTAACGCAAATAAAAATGCTTGGGCGGCTTGAATCTAATGATTTGAAACAACTTAATCAGTTTATTCCAGCCCGTCAGATAATTGCGGAGGAACTCAAACTTAACGGCAACCAGGTTTCAAGAATCAGTGAACTAAAAATAAGCTCCGAAAAAGCTATCGATGCGCTTATTCAAGGCATTGAAAAAAGATATGGCGGATTGATGGAACGGCTTAACAATACATTGGCGGTGCAATTCAGCTCGATAAAAGATAATTTTAGAATGATTGCATCCGATATCAGCCAGCCGTTTTACGATCAGCTTGTTGAAATGCTTAAAGGTGTGAATTCCTGGGCAAGCGAAATAAAATCTGCAATTAAAGATAAAGGGGTCAAAGAGGCTTTTGAAGAATTAATACCTGCGGAATTTCAAGCACGAATTGAAGAGTCTTACAACTCAATTTATGATTTAGGTGAAAGCCTTGTTGATATGGCGCTTGAATTAACCAATGCGGAAACGGCCAGCGGCGCTTTTTTAGTCGCAATTGATTTAGCGACTGCATGCATCAGAACGATGACCTCTGTTGCTAAAGAAGCATATAAAGTCATTGCTAGATTGGCGGATGAATTAGGCGAATTTTATGCGAATGTCGAAATCGGCGCAAGCAAGATGGACGTTTCAAGCGATGCCGACTGGATTACCTGGGCTGCTGGTTGGGATAAAGCCGCAAAAGCAAATTCAAAACATATCGCCGAACTTAAAGAAAAAATGAAAAATAGCAGCAGTATGTGGTTTGAATATACCGGCAAATCGGGTAACAAAGTTATTCAAAACGATAAAACGCTTGCAAATAATTATGCCGCTCCAAATATACCTGCGGCCAATATTAAATCACCTGGAATTCAAATTGATTTATCATTTACACGTGATAATTTTAAAAAAGGTATCGAAGGATTGAAAAATCTCTATAATGATGCTTCTAAAGAAATATATAGTGTTGTAAAACCATCGATAAATCATTTCCAGGTTTTGTTATCAAGTTATTCAATACCAGTCAAACCCAAAAAAGGTGAAAAAAACTCTGATAAATATTCGAAGTTTTCCGGAAGCAGCATACCGTCGGGTGATTCAGATAGCGGCCGCGCCGAAGACCAAACCTTCAAGCTGGCAAACCGCATTCAAGACGCCTTTAATGACCTTAACCAGAAGATCATATCCGAAACCGGCTCGGCCTATCAGCTCGGCATGGCAAAAATTAGCGATGAAGTCGATAAAATGCAGCGCGAATTAGTGGCAAAAGGCAAAATGGAAGGGCTTGACACGTCGGCGCTGGAAACAAAAATATCCGAATATCAAAACATAATGACCGAATCTATAAGGCGCACATGGCACGATGCCTGGACTGGTATAAGAAACGACACAAATTTGATCACGGCGAAAATGCTCGACGATAAAAAGGCGCAGGCCGAAGCCGAATTTCAGATTGCGATTGCCGGACTCGAAAAAGAGAAAGAAGCAAAACTTAAAGCGCTCGGGACTGGTGATCCAGTTACTGATATGCAGGCGAAACTGACGGTTAATGCCTGGTATGCCGGCCAGATAGCTTTATTGACAAAAGAAATGTACGAAAAAGAACGCGCTGCCGAAATCGAAAAATTTAACATGCGTATCGAGTATAACCAGCTTGATCTCGATTTGAACATCCGGACGCAAGAAGAAATCGACCGCCTCAACCGTCAGGAACTCATCAATAAAAAAGCATACCTTGCGGAGCAGCTCGCCGATGAACAGAAAACTGACAGGAAGCGGCTCGAAATCAAAAGGCAGCTCGCCGAAACTGAAAGAACCCTGCTGGCAACGCCGACAACGGCCGCCGGCGGATTCATGAGCGGCCTGAAACAGACGTCCGACTCGTTCGGCACATGGGCTAAGAATATGGAAGAGGTCGGCAAGCAAACGGCTCAGTCAATGCAGAGCGCGTTTCAGGAATTCTTTTTTGACGCGATGACGGGGCAGCTGAAAAGCCTCGGCGACTACGTCAACAGTTTTTTAAAAGGCGTCGCGCGCGCTATTTCTAATGCGCTGGCGAACGCCTTCGCCCAGAAGCTCATTTCATTTATTTTGCCAGGTATCGGCGGCCGCGCCGAGGGCGGCCCGGTTTACGCCGGCACGCCTTATATTGTCGGGGAGCGCGGCCCTGAAGTCTTTATGCCGCGTCAGAGCGGAACCATAATACCGAATCACGCGCTGGCATCCGGCGCTCCCGCGGCAGCTCCGGTGGTCAACGTGTACAACAGCAGTCCACAAAAGACGGAAGTGAAGCAGGAAGCAAAATGGGACGGCAAACGCTGGATAGTGAACGTCGTCCTGGAAGCTATCGTCAATAACACAGGCGGAATGCGCGACTTGATTTCCAACAGGGCAGGTGCATAATTATGGTAACGGCAATCAACTGGCCTTCATCAATAAAAAATCCCGTCTATCCGCTCGACGAGGGCAGCGAAGACGGCGTAATAAGAACGCAATTTGAAAACGGCGTCGAACAAACACGGCGCCGTTTTACCAGGCAGCGAAAAGACTATACGCTTAAATGGACTCGCATGAGCGCGACCGATAAATCGGCCTTCGACACTTTTTTCGATACGACGACGGCCGCGGGCGCGTTGTCTTTTAATTGGACTCACCCTATAACGTCGGTAACGAAGGAATACCGTTTCGTCGGGCCGCCTCGCAGGGTCGCCGTGGATCAGGGATGGTATTCCGTCGAATGTCAGATTCGTGAGGTATAGCGGCTATGCTCGATATATCGGCAGCGGCGAAAATTGAAAAGAATAAACTGGCGGCTGATGGCGTATGGCTGGTGCTGCTCGAAATTATTATTCCGGTTTTAAATGAAACTTTGCGCCTCGTTCGCAATACTGACAATATAACCTGGCGCGGATATACCTGGACGGCATTTCCTTTCGTGCCGGACGATATTAATGAAGATAGCAAAGGCGAATTGCAGACGCTCGCAATTAAAGTATCGAATGTAACGCGAACGGTGCAATACTATCTCGAACAGGGCGATGGCGGCATAGGCGCCAGCGTGAAATTATATGTGATTCACTCTAAACATCTTGAACTCGCTCAGGCGGAATTTGAAGAAACGTTCGAAATCACAAGCACATCCGCCGATGCGCATTGGGTTACTTTTTCACTTGGCCCGGGATATCCGCTTATGGCGCGCCGGCCGGAGCGTAGAATACTCAAAAACTTTTGTCAATTTGTATATGGCGGCACGGAATGCGCCGTAAGCGCGGCTGTTAAGTTAGAATACCCGTCGTGCAATAAAAGCCTTGCCGACTGCCGCAAGCGTGGCAACTCCGTCAGATACGGCGGCGAACCGTCCATTCCGGCCGGCGGCACTTTTATTTAAAATGAAAATTAATAATAATATGAATCAATGAAAAGAGATACGATAATGCTAAGCGATTTAATTGGCATTCCTTTTGCCGATGGCGGCCGAAGCATAAAAACAGGCCTTGATTGCTGGGGCCTTGCTTGTGAAGTATTTAGACGTTACGGCATCGAGCTGCCGGATTTTAAGGTTGGATGTATGGAGGCGAGCAGTATAGATGCAACCATAGGACAAAATCGCCGCTTCTGGCAAAAATGCGACCCGCTCGATCCGCCGGAGCCGTCGCTGGTGGTAATACGTTTTAACAGCCCTTTATATTGCAACCACACAGGAGTTTATATCGGCAATGGCCGTTTTATTCACGCTCGATCGAAAATAGGCGTAAATATCGACAGAATAGATTCTTCGCTCTGGCGAAAAATGATAGAAGGTTTTTATGTTCCAATTTTCGAGGATTAAGCGCTAAGGATTAAGGAATACAATGAATGAAATAACAGTGGTCGAAATTAAAAATCCTTTTGATCACAACGACCGGACTATTAGAAAAATTGAATATAAGCCCGAAAAGATGCTTGCCGCATACGTTAATGAATTCGCCGGCGAAAACGAAAAAGACGTAGTGGTGAGCGTTAACGGTCATGTGGTGGATCGCGCTTTATGGCCGGAAACCAGCATAGTAAAGGGGTCTTATATGGCGATTTGCCCGGCTGTAGGCAAAGAGGGCGGCGGAAAAAATACTCTGGCGCTGATAGCGGGCATCGCATTATCGGTAGTATCCATGGGCGTAGGCTCGATGGTTTCCGGCGGCGCTTTCATGGGCGCGGGTGCGCTGGCTATGGGTTCATGGAGCTTTGCCGGTTATCTGACGGCGCTGGCCGTTATGTATGTCGGCGGCATGATTATATCGAAGATGACGCCAAAACCGCAGCTCGATATAGCTGCGACCTCGCCGACATATTCCTGGAATCCATCAACGCCGCTTACCGGTCAGGGCCATTCGCTCGGCATTATTTACGGCACGGTCAGGCCGACTCTTACAATCCTTTCGCAACACATCACAAGCGACGGCGAAAAACAATATCTGAACATACTGCTTTGCGCCGGCGAAGGGCCGATCGACAGCATCACAAATATCAAAATTAATGACAACCCTATCGAAAATTACGGTATAATTCCTGATATCCGCCTCGGCACGAATAATCAAACGGTAATTGATAATTTTAACGATACGTTTGCTGATCACCCGTTATCATACGAACTCGAACTTGCCGGCGCCTGGATAAAACATCAAATCGACGGTAACGCGGCGGAAGGCCTCGAAATCGAATTCAGTTTCCCATCGGGGCTTTATCACATCAACGATGACGGCGCGCTTGCCGCCGCGAGCGTAACGCTGGAAGCGCAATACCGTAAATTAATCGAAGGGCAGGGCGATGAAGAAAACTGGGTTAATTTCTTCGCTGGCGGTAAGAAAATTGATTCAATGACGCAAAACGGCCAGCCGTATAATGGGGCCGGCGCGATATATAACGTTAGCGCTACCGCCGCCGCAATTGCTGAAACGTGGACTATTACATGCACTGAACAGATTAATGGCGGTTTTCCGGTCCAAACTTATGGCAAAAAATTTTCGGTCACAGGCTCGGTAAGCGGCGTAAAAGCAAATGCGGTCGCGGGTCAGCGTTATTCCAACGGATTAATAGTTTTTGATATTAATCCCCATTACCCTTGTGGTGTAGGGTATAGTTTTCAAATCAAAATTGCCGAATATACTTCGGTTACAATAAGCGCCGCAAGTTCATCGATGGTTAGGCGCACTTATCGCGTCGATCATTTCACCGAACCGGGGCAATACGAAGTCAGGGCGCGCTGCACTGCAAAATCAGGCGTTACGGCGCGCGATACGACGCGCGTTTATTGGTCGCAACTTTCGGCGATAATGTATGACGATTTTGTCCGTCCTGGAAAAGCTCTTATTGGTATAAAAGCGCTCGCGACAGGACAGCTTTCGGGTTCGATACCGAATATCACCTGCGTCGCGACGCGCTCCACTGTGTATGTGTATAATCCAATAACTAATACATATCAGGCGAAGCCCGCGAATAATCCGGCATGGGCCGCGTATGACCTTATACATCGCGCTAAGTTTATATATAATTTTGATACGCAAATGGATGATATTATAGTTTTCGGCGCGCCGAAAGAAAAACTAATTTATAAAGATTTTTCAGACTGGTCGGCTTTCTGCAATTCGAAAGAATTGCGGGTTAATTATTTTTTAGACAAAGCTGATGATCTCTGGACGGCGCTGCGCGAGATTGAAAACTGCGGCCGCGGAAAAGTTATTTTAAAAGGCACGCGATACGGCGCGATCTGTGATGAGCCTGCTATACCGGTTATGATGTTTACAGTAAGCAATATCATCAAAGATACCTTTAAGGAAGAATTTTTGCCTATGAAAGACCGGGCGAACGCGATTGAAATTACCTTCAATAATGCCGCTAAAAATTATGAACGTGATATATTAACCGTTTATAGCGATGATTGGGAATCATCCGACCGTATAAAGCATCCGGCGCAAATAGCGCTAAATGGCATAACAAGCCATGAACAGGCATTTAAAGAGGCGCGATACAGATTGCGCATTAATAAATATTGGACGCGCAGCATATCTTTTGAAGCTGATGTCGACGCTATCGCCTGTCAGGTCGGCGATGTAATCCTCGTACAGCATGACGTGCCGCAGTGGGGTTTCGGCGGCCGCATTCTCGAAGTTATTAATTCGACTACAATAAAACTTGATATAACGGTTACGCTCGACGCGAATGAAACGTATTCACTTTATGTTCGGCATGGAGCTACAGACATAATTATTGAAAAGACTATAGCGGCGGCCGCCAGGGAGCGCGTTACCGATACAATAACGGTTACTTTTCCTTTTTCGTTGATACCATCTCAACATGATGTATTCTCTCTTGGAAAATTAAACCTTGCGGCTAAACCCTTCAGGGTAATAAATATAAGCCGCGCCAGCGATCAGACGCGCCGTATAAACGCGCTTGAATATGTTGACGCGGTATATGACGAAAGCGGCACCGCGCCGGTAATAAATTATAGCGCGCTCACATCTTATGCCGATGTATCCGGCATAAAACTCGGCCAGGAAACTTACGCCCAGCGGGACGGCAGCATAATATCCGTTATGTATGTGTCGTGGAGCGTGCCGCGCGGCCGGCGCATGACGGAATATCATGTTTTCTATAGCCGTGATTACAGCGCCAACTGGATTAAATGGGGAATTACGGACGCGACGGCCATAACCATATCCGGTGTAAAGCCGCTTGAAACTTATATTGTAAAAATATGTACAATGAATGAAATCGGGGTATTGTCGCCCGGCGTAATATCACAGCCATGTTATATAACAGGCAAAAACCTGCCGCCCGATAATGTCGTCAGCCTCACGGCGACGCAGGATCCAAACGATAAACGAAAAATAACGCTTGAATGGCCGGGAGTCGGCAATATCGACCTGAAAGGTTATTTGATAACGGAAAGCGATATAAAAATATCCAACTATTTGACCGAGACAAAATATATCTTCACGGCGGCGGCAACGCGCACATACAATTTTAAAGTTTATGCCGTGGACACCTCGAACAATCTTTCCGTCACGCCGGCGGCCGCGAGCGTCAGCGTGACCGTAGAGCCGTCGAATGTGACTGGCTTTACAGCTACGGCCGATCCTTATGACCGTACAAAAGTGTTGTTAAACTGGAACGCAATTTCAGAGCTCGATTTATCGCATTACGAAGTAAGGCGCGGTGACAGCTGGAGTAATAGCTCCGTGATACAGCATACAAAAGCGACATCGTTTGTTTATACGCTGCCGGCGGGCGGGTATTATAGGTTCTGGATAAAAGCTATAACGCTTGGCGGGTATTATTCCATCAATGAAGCGGCCGCGGAAGGTCAATTTAATTTTGAAAGCGCTGCGCCGGCGAATGCAGCCATTACACAGGACCAGAATGACCGCACGCGCCTCGGCGTGTCATGGTCGCTTGTGGCCGATCCCGATGTGAGCGGTTACGAAGTGCGGCTCGGTTATGACTGGACAACAGGCGTGCTTGTCGGAATTGTTAAAGAAGCGAGTATCACGCACGTTATCACATCGAGCGGTACTTACAACTTTATGATACGGGCGAAAAATGTCGCCGGTTATTACTCGGCGATTGTGAACGTCAGCGGATATTTTTCGGTCGAAGTTTCGAATGTGAGCAATTTCAAAGGCGTTCGCGCAGTTAATGATAAAAGTAAAATCCGTCTCACCTGGGATGCCGTTGCGGAGCGCGACGTTGATCACTACGAAATACGCGAGGGCAACGGCTGGGATACGGGTGAGCTTGTTTTCGGGAATATCGCCGGCACGTTTTATGACGCGACGACAACGGTCGAAAAAGAATATAAATACTGGATAAAGGCCATTTCAAAAGCCGGAAAGCAGAGCGCAATTCCGACGCTTTTCAGAATTATTATTTCGATGAATCCGACAGCGCCGACGGATTTTACGATCATGACGGACCCGGCGGATAGAACCAAAGCCTTTCTGTCATGGACAAAAAGCCCCGACCTCGATGTCATCGAGTACGAAGTGCGAAACGGTATCGACTGGGATAGCGGAACGCTGCTTATAAAGACAAAAGAAACGCGGTTCACATGGACCGTTCCAGATTCAGAAAGATACGCCATCAGGTTGCGGGCGCGAAATGCTTCAGGCTTTGAAAGCGACGAAGTACTCGTATTTTACGATTTATACGTCGAGCCGTCGAACGTTACCGGCTTTCAGGCGCTTCAAAACGGCGAAAACGTTCTGCTGATATGGAATAAGGTTACTGATATCGATCTTTCTAATTATGAAGTGCGCGAAGGCCCGGTTTGGGAGCTCGCTTCAATTGTCGCAACTGGTCTGACCGGCGTCGCGTTTCAATTCATGGCCGACCGCGAAACATCGAGAACGTTCCTTATAAAAGCCGTGAACCGCGCGGGAAAATACTCGACGGCCGCGGCGAGCGCGACTGTCGTGATCGCCGGCCTGCCGCCGAAAAATGTCATCGTTTCATACGATGAGATCGCAAATCAGACGGGCACGAAAAACAACACTATTTTTGGGGCGTCGGAATTCCGCTATTCAGTTTTAGGAGGCAAATTTAGCGACTATACGACGGTTCGTTTTTCAGATATCGGCGGCGCAAGCGTTCTTCAGCTCGCTCGCCGGCCGTGGTCCTGGGATAATCCGCCGGCGGTGGAATGGGACGATAGTCCGACGCTTACCTGGGACGCGATCGGAAACTTTTACGGCACGGGCGACTATACAACGACCGTCAAAGACCTCGGCCGCATAATGACGGCTAATATCTCCGTAGTTTTCACATCGAGCACGTTGCAGACGCCCGGAACCTCAGCCAGTTTATTTTATCGAACGAGCAGCGACAATGTATTCTGGACGGAATGGCAGCCGTATATCGCGAATCAATTGGTTTTCCGTTACATTCAGTTTAAGGCTGTACTCTCGACGATCCATGCGAGTTCGACGCCGGAAGTCAATCAGTTCAAGATTAATATTGACGTGCCTGACGTTATTCGTAACGGCTCCGCAACGGTCGCGGCAGGCGGCTCGACGATCAGTTATAACAATAATTACTATGAGGTTCCGTCAGTGGTTCCAACTGCTACTACGCTTGGCCATCGCGCGACGCTTGCCGGAACGCCCGGTTTGTCAACATTTACGGTACGGGTTTACAACGAAAATAACATCGATGTAGGCGGTCCTATCCTGTGGATTGCCCGTGGATACTAAAAAGGAGGTTTTACCATGGCTTATGATGGCGCCAGACCGGCCAATGATGATTATATATCAGCAGGACCGGCGTTAATCAGGGAAAATCAGAGAGCGCTGAAAGAAGACGGTATAGGAAATGCAGGCACGCTCGTTGGAAAGGTGCCTGGTAACGCATCGGGTAATATTCCGATATCAAACGGGGTGCTTTGCAGTAATCTTCACGCGGATAAACTCGACGGCAAAGACGCCTCGGATTTTGCGGGAGCTGCTCATGGCCACAATGTGGCTACTACAAATGACAACGGTTTTATGTCTAACACTGATAAGCAGAAACTCGACGGGATCCAGAGCGGTGCGCAAGTCAACGGGAACACCTATGGCCGAATATTTATCGGCAGCGGAAACGATGCTGGAAAGGATATCGGGGCTGGAGTTCCCGGTGATGTTTTTACATTTTATCAAGGGGCAAATATAGGATTGCGTGGAAATGTTGCGGCTCGGTGGCTTGCGATCGACGTCACCGGAGTAGTGCCAAATGCATCGTATGCGAATAACGCTGGTAATGCCAGCTCCCTTCAGGGATATGGCCCAGGCAATTTTGCTGCCGCTGGTCATACTATGCACCCAAACGAAATATCAAGCCTCACAACTCAAGGATATCGAGTGTTCGCAGATGGGTTTAAAATTCAATTTTTCCATACTGGTCCCTTTGCATTGAATGAAACAAGATATTTATTTTTTCCGATAGCATTTTCCACTCGGCCTTTTGCCTTTTTCGCAAGGCCTGAAATGTTTTTTGATGATAAGTCAAAATTTTCGTATCCAGCCCTGTCCACAACTCAAATAGCGCTAAAATGTATTGGCGCAGCGTGTAATGGTGGTTATTGTTTGGCAATAGGAAAATAGGGAGGTTTTAGATGCAATACTACGCACATTATGACGAAAACACAGGCAACATAAAAGGCTTTTATGCGGATGAAATTCATGGAAAGGAAAACATACCGGAGCCGAAAATTGCCATCAGCGAAACCGAGTGGCAGGACGCTTTAAGCAATCAGGGCAAACGCAAAGTAAGCCGCGAAACGCTCAAAATTGTCGAAACGCTGCCGCCGCTTCCGACGCGCGATGAATGCCTGGTTGGTATCCGTATGCAGCGCAATCAGCTCCTTGTGGAAACCGACTGGACGCAGCTGGCCGACGTCGCCATGACCGACGAACAGCGGACCGCATGGCGCAATTACAGGCAGGCGCTCCGTGACTTTCCGGCTGTGTGCAATCCTTATAGTCCAGAATGGCCTGAGAAACCAGAGATTTAAGTTTAATTATAGTTTAAGCCGTCTTTAAATGTGTTTTAAAAGGAGTTAATACTTTGAAGAAAAAATTCATTCAATCGATTTTAATTTTAATTCTTATTTTATGCCCCGTGCTGTCTTATGCCGCTTTTGACGGCACCCGGCCGCGAGATAATGATTTACTTAAAGATTCAGCGGCATTAATTCGTACTAATTTTAACGCGCTGAAAGACATGATCGACCAAATCTATGTCAATTATGCCGGCACGGACGCAGTCGCGTTAAAAGCGGATAAAACTTATGTTGATTTGAATTTTTCTACAACTAAGGAAGTTGAGCTGATATTATTTAATTTAGATACAGTTGCGGCCAGGCTGGATAGCATTGAAAATAACATATTGGACATGATACAGCCTGCTATTGATATGCTGTTTGCTAATATTGGAACCTTAGAAAATTTAGTGATAAGCAATTATAATGAACTTATTGCGAATATGCAAACGCATGAAGCTGAATTAGCCGCTATAACGGGCGAAATAACCGAGCTTAAAGTCAATGATATAACTCAAGAAGTAAGGCTTGTTCGCGCTACTGCCGCCTATGAAAATCGTTATAAGAAAATGATATTATATTATGGTTATCCTATTGCCATTAACGGTTTATGGGATATTAATAAAGCGGCGGCAATTTACGCTATGTATGATATAGTTGTTTTTGGCGATGAATATGAAAAAGCTACTCATGAAGCTCATATCAGCACAATTAATATAATAACGAGACTGAAAAAACTTAAAACGGATGTTGAAATATTCGGATATATACCAATAGGCGGCGAACTTGGGGCAAATTTAGATACAGATGAAATATTGTTACGTATAGATGAGTGGTTAGCTTCAGGAGCGACTGGAATATTCCTTGATGAATACGGCTATGATTATTTAGTGAGTCGTGAGCGGCAAAATATAGCTGTTAATTATGCACACAGCAAAGGTATGAATATAATAGCCAATTCTTGGAATATAGATTGGGTATTTAATAACGATTCAGGCTATCTTGACTGGGAAGAGTTTTACGGCAATCCTAACTTAGTTGCGCCTGAAATCAACGCTAATGACTATTATTTGTTTGAGAATTTATTTTATTATTACGAAGATAGCAGTCAAAAAGTATCCGACCAATGGCGGCTATATGAAGTGTATCGCTATTATTATGATAGCACAACGTCAACATGGGGCAAAAATTACTATGACCAATTCGGCACTAAAACGCTTGGGTTAGACGGCATACAAAGCAATAATTCTAATAGAGACTTATATTTTATTAATGGTTACATGGGTGGGCGTATATTAAATCTTGATGGTTATGGGGCCTCGATAGAATTATGGGGGTCTTCATCTACGGCTTACAATCATTATAATCCGTCATTCTTTGCAAATGAAGCCACAATATTTAATCGCGACAAAATACAACCGATTGTAGACGACTATTCAGAAGCTACTTATGCGCAATATGATACTAAAATAAAAGGCATTACGCTTAAATTAATATGGGAACCTGGAAGCCCTGCAACTAATCCGGCTAAAGGAACTCATAAGGTGCAAATTGACGGCATTGATAGGACTAAATCTTATATTTCTTCAAGCGCGACATCAGATAATGCAGGCAATACAATTGTTTTGCGTGATACAAGCGGTAACTTTAGTGCTGGGACTATAACGGCAACGTTAGCAGGAAATGCGTCAACGGCTACAACATTACAAACAGCAAGAACAATAGCCGGTTCAAGTTTTAATGGCTCAGATGATATAAATATATCGCATTTAAACTTAACTGATATAGGCGCAAGAACTCACGCCGATATTGACGCCGCTTTTGGCACTATCGAAATAAAGTTAGATTCTATTTCCGTGGATATTAATAGTGTTTTTCAGGCCGCGCTTGATGCTATTGACGCGCTTGAAGCTGAAGACATATCGGTGGATAGCAGCGGCTTTACTGGCACTCTCAAACTCTCTGATAATACGGTGCAGAAGGCACTCGCAACGCTCGACGCGCTATCTGGCCTGCCAGCAACGAACGCCATAACGAAGGTATATGGCAGCGCCGATGTGGAGGGTAGCGGCACGGGGTCGGTGTGGCTTGTCGGCACGAATGGCGTGAGCGTGAATAGGGTGGGAAATACTTTAGAGGTAAATATTGATAACGCGGCGAAATGGGCGGGTTACTATACCGCGGCACAGACTAATGCCACGCTCGAAGCAGCGATAGCAGCGATACCTAAACCAAGCATTAATCAGACGGTTACGGTTAATGCGGGCGAAAGTTTGATATCTGGTGATGTGGTTAGCATTATAGATAGTGGCGGATTAAAAGCTAAAAAGAAAGATAATACCAATATAGTTGGAATTGCTCAAAATGATTGTGATACAGATGAGGCATGTATTGTGCTTGTTTCAGGTTCGGACACAAATCAATCTGGATTAACGATAGGTGCGACTTATTATCGACAGTTAGATTACTCGATAGGCACGACAGCAGTTGAAATCGACGGTAATTTTATCGCCATTGGTATAGCAAAATCTACTACTGAAATTATTCTATATTAGGAGTGATATAAATGTTCAAAAAAGTGATTTTATTAAGTATTTTATTTGTATGTATTTTACAGATACCGGCTTTTGCAATAGGCGTAATTCCAGTGGCGGACAGGATAAAAGTTAAAACGTTAATGGATAAGTTAGTAGCAAACACGATAACGTCAAATCAGCTGGAAACATTAGCGCAAAATTACGATGATTATTATATTATCGGGCAGATGATTAACAATCCAGCTTGTATCTACGCAATATCCAATAGCACTAATGCTGTAACCATAGTTTCAGGTAGTGCTAAAGCCATGAACGCGGTAGCGGTCAGCTCAACAGCCATGAGCGCGGTAGCGGCCAGCTCAACAGCCATGAGCGCGGTAGCGGCCAGCTCAACAGCCATGAGCGCGGTAGCGGCCAGCTCAACAGCCATGAGCGCGGTAGCGGCCAGCTCGACAGCCATGAGCGCGGTAGCGGCCAGCTCGACAGCCATGAGCGCGGTAGCGGCCAGCTCGACAGCCATGAGCGCGGTAATGGCAAGTTC